CCCAAAAACAAAGAAAATACGCCCAAATTCCGCCCACCGAGTAAAACCATTCAAACGGGCGGAAAACAAAACACGCCCAATTTCAAAGATTTCCCGCCCAATCCGGCACCGAGCCCGACCGCCCAAAAACTCACAAAACACGCTTAAACGGTTTCTCTCCATCTCTCCAAAATTCGCCACATCTTCTTAAATCTGTCCCGCTCCATCTCACCGAAATAATTCTCTTATTAAAAATTCAACTTAAAGAAAAAAAAATGCAAAACATGAAATAAATTAAATCATAGACATAAATTAATTTCTATTAATTTAAAAAGTTGTCATCTTACAAAAAAATGCAAATCATAAAAAAATTAAAAAGTTGTCATCTTACTTAAATAAAATCTATTAATTTAAAAAGTTGTCATCAACTTTGCGACAACTTTTAAAATCGTTGTCACCCGTATTTTATCGCTATTTGTATGTGTTTTATTAAAAGATGACAAGAATGACAGATGACAAAATGTTTTTTACATATATTGCTATAGTACTATTTTTTATTTTATTATTTTATATTTTAGAATTTTTTTTTTTCAAAAAAAAGTTGTCATCTTGTCACCAATAGTATAAAATACATTCATATTTCATTTTTTAACGGGTGACAACTTTTTTTTAAGTTGTCACCTAATTGTCACCAATTTTAAAAAGTGTCACCTTATATTTTATCATATACATATTACCAGTATAGACACTCAAGCACAAACTTATACATAAAACTATTTAAAAGATTGTTAGATACACCAACATTTATTTAAGACTGTTTATTTTTCTATGTATAGTATAGGAATTATAAAATGAGAAAACAAATTCAAATAATTATAATTAAATTAATACAATACACTAAACCTAAAGCAGATCCTAAACCTATTCCAAAGCCTCCAATTATTCCTTATGCAATTAAATATCCACCTTATGGACAAAAATAATATCTAATTATACTATAATTAATATAATGCCATATACTATAAGACGTAATCCTAAATCTAATACCTATAAAGTAACTGTTACAAAAACAGGTCAAGTAGTTGCAAATGCCACAACCAAACCTGCTGAAGTTATTAAAGCAATTGAAATTTCAAAACGTAACCAAAAAAAACCAAAACCTAAGAAATGAATTAATACATATATTAATGAATAAAATAGATAATGTACCAATTAAACCAAAACTTTATAAATTAACAAAACTTAATATCCAATTTAATTCTATAATAAATATCTAACTACAATGTAAAATGGAGAAACATTCAGCATATAAGTCAATGAAGATAAAAGGTAATAAAACTACACCTCAAGAAAAGCAAGACTTGATTAGATGGGGAAATGAACGTTGGATTAATCTAACTGCAAAAATAACTGATAATAAAACATTAGCTTGTGGTACTAAAGGTAAAAGACAAAAAGAATTAAATTTACCATCAGTATGTCGTCCTAGTATAAAAGTAAATCAAAAAACACCAACATTAGCAAGTAGTTATACTAAAACTCAAATTAAAAAAGCAATAGAAATAAAAAAGAAAGGTGACACTATTTCATGGTCTAAATTATAGGTTGAACTTTTTCTTAAAATCTTTAATACTTGATTCAACAGTTGGTTTATTCCAAAGTATGTAACGGCTTAAACTTCCAGCACTTGTAAAATCATCCCAATTCTCATTAACACTATGACGTTTTAAATATGCATCTTTCATTTGATTTGCTTTTTCTTTACTATCTGTTTTACTATAAATTGTAAAATCTTTATTTGCACTACTTCCAAAATGAGTAGTCTTTTTAGTTTTTTTTCCATCTTTTGTTATTTCGAATATAGCCATTAACTTTTTATCAGGATTAGTTGATTTCTTTATTTCAATTAGTTTACTCATTTTATAATATACATAGAAATTATTTTACTATGTTTTGGCACGGCTTTTTCTAAAAGCTGTATTAGAATTGGTTAATATTATGCACAGCCTCCATGTATTTAGTAGCAGGTAGACTATTATGATCGCCTCCATCCCCTTTATCGCCAAGATAAATATTGAAACTACCATTTGTTAAACTAATAGGTAATCCTGTATTAACATCATATATCCTAAACTGTAGTGAAGAAACAGACATACCTGATTTATTTTCTAAACTCAGAAATACCATTTGTTTCTGTTCTGCATAAAAAAGACTATCATTATCACTAATACGTTGCATAAGAAAATATGCCAACGAGTTGCGTTTCCCACTTCCTTTACCGTTACTAAATCCAACATATGATTCTAAACTTAAATTCAATACATCAATTGCTAAATCATAATAATTGACGAAATCTATACCACTAGGGGCAGTATATGAAAATTGAGTAGTATCACTAACATTACCTTGAATTATATTTAAACCAAGACCTAACGATTTAATCAATAATTGAGAACGTGATAAATCAATCTGTATTTGACGATTAGGAGCAGTCAATCCTAAATCAGTATAAGAACCTGAATTAAGTAAATATAATTTTTGGTCTGGAACTTCATAATAGGAACCATTATTATCAACATTGATATTAGGTTGATGAAATGCCCTCCATTGATATAAATTGATAGAATTATCAGGACTTCTATGTGTTCCAGCAACACAAATGAAATAAGGTGTATTTACATTATATCCTGTATAAGCATTCACATCTGTTGTATAACCACGAGTACCATTAGGATTTTCAACCATAAATCTTAAACTACCTGTTGAACTATCAGTGTACATATACATATTAACAACACTTGCGGGATTAGGACCTTTAAAATCAGCAATAGGTAATTGTGTTGTTCTTTGACGATTATTTATAATATAAGCATATTCACCTTCAAAACTAATACCATATTCAACAATAGGAACAGTACCTGCTGTAGTAGCTAAACATAAACCATAATTTACTAAACTTGTGAAACTTACAGGTAATTGAATATTAACACCACACTGCATACAACCCATAATAACAGGAACAATATCTCTAACTGAAAAATTACTTGGAGGACTTCCTACTGTAAGAGTGCTTGTATAACCATTAGTACTTCCTGTTTTTGTTACTAAACTACCTATAACATCCATATATGTCAGACTTGTTAACGCAGATTGAGCAGTTCCACCACCAACCCATTTATCCTGATATGAATTAAGTGTTAGTTTATAAACTGGTTGGCTATCAGTTGATACAGCACCAGTCCATTTAAAACCAAGACCAATATCTATAGTGGGACCAGTTGTAGATTGTAATGGAGTCCCATTTAATATACCATTGAATAACGTATTTAAAGTTTCAACTAAATCTGGAAAAGTATTTTGCTGTTGATTAGGTACATAAGGAGCAGTTTCATTGTATGTATAAGTCCCTTTAGGCAATATAATACTTCTACGAGCAGATGGTTTATTACCAGTATTTTGTGTTGTAATTAAAATAGTTTGGTCTGCTTCTAAAGTAATAGTTCCACTAGGATTGGGTAAAATAACCATAGCTATTTTATCAAAAGCAATGCTTGAATAAGGAGCAATATTAATGTTCTGATTAAAGTTAATATTTATAAAGCCTGTATTACCATTAGTGGTGTAATCATTTATAATACATTTTAAGAGTTTCATTTTCTGCAAAATAACTAAAGTAATTATATTTAAAATATTTATCTATTATAATAGTAATAGATATTATTTTATAAAAAAACTTTTAAAATGGAAAGTAAATTCAATAATGTTAATACTACTTTAGATATTGGTGAAACTTGGACTGGTGAAGCTGAAGTGTGTAATGGTTTTATTATCATTTTAGTAGATATTAAATCTTCTGAACCATGTTCTATAATAGTTAGACAATCAGATAATGAAAGCAACTATAATTTCGAAAAAACAATTGAGTATTTACCTCTCACAGGAGGAGCCAGATATCAAGTATACCGTAATTCATTTTACTGTTATGTTCAAGTTGTTAATACAAGTGGTAATGTTATTCCTGATTTAATTATTCGAACTCATTTTTTAAATATAGGTCGTGATCCAACAATATTTGACCCTTTGATAGTAGCAGGTGCTGTTGAAGTATTGAATCCTATGAAAGCATTTGATTATGTCAATGAGGTAGCAAGAGAAGTGGCTTGTGATAATACAGGACAATTATTAATAACACATACACCAACAGGAGTTCAAGATGTATTAGTTACTAATGATGTAAGAGTTAGAGGTCAGAATAATAATTTTGAATTCTTTCCAACACCTGCAAATAACACTTCAACCATCTATGCTGATGGAACTGCTGGTGTTAATGTTGCTGGTGGGTGGTCTTATTCGAATCTTGCTACTGGTAAAATAAATTGGTATTGTTATGCTTCACCTGGTGTAAGTACTGATTATAAAGTTTCACAATTAAATTCAATGTATGCTGTTGTTAATAATAAATCTACATTAGGTCTTGAATTAGCACAAAATCCTTGGATTATGATATACACTCGTCCTGATAGTGGAACTAATGGTGCTGGATGGTATAAATCTAAATTGTTCTTTGGTTCCAACGCATTTACAGATGTTCAAGGTGTAAAACTACTTTATACTGGTGCTGATAGCGTTGATATTCATCCAGAAATTACTGGAACAAATCGTATTCAGTTATTATTCGTTGAAGCATTATCAACTAAACCTTTATTGGATGCTTTGAATGAAAATATTATGTTAGGTTCATTACAAACTACTAATAATACATCACAAGTAGGGGCATTTAATTTTGTTATGGAAGAATTTGGTATAGATTGGGTTAAAGAGTCTTCTGTTCTACCTATTGAATTTAATAAAGTTCAAGCAGATGTTACTGGTTCTAGTGTCATTGTTTCTTCTGGTGGTATTACTGAAACCAATAGTGGAACAATATCTTCAACATTAACGAGTCTTAATGGTAAAGTAACAGCTTGTAATACTGGTGCTGTTGTTGTTTCTTCTCAACCTCATTTATCCTATTTAACAGATAATATAGCAGTATCAACAATGCCTGCTCTTGCTTTTTCTACTGATAAAGTTGATGTGACTGGATCAAGTGTAGTAGTTTCTACACTACCATCTATTCCTACAGGTTCTAATGTTATTGGAGGTGTTACTACATCACATACAACTAGTTCAGTAGTAGCATGGAGCAATTCAACATATCTTATAAGTTTTGATAGTGGAAATACTGTTCAGCAAATTAAAGGTTCTGCTGGTTCATTACATTCACTATCAATTACAAATGATAATAATACTTTGTCGTATGTTGCTCTTTACGATGCATTAGCCATAAATGTAACGGCGGGAACAACCACGCCAGTAGCAGTATTTGTAATCAACAAAAATCAGCAAATCCAATTACCGCTTCACTCTGTTGAATTTACCACAGCAATTAGTTTTTTTAGTGCTACTGTCTATGGTGGTGGTATTGGACAAACATCTGTCTATCTAACTGCTTCATATAACGGTTAAACTAAGTTTTTAGATAATTTAGTTAAGTTTTTCTAAAAACTTAGTTTCTAAAAATTTAGTTTTAAATCTAACTTTATTATAATAAGTTTTAAGTTTAGTATGGCAGATTCAGTAGCAATAACAGCATTAATTTTATCAGTATTATCTGGTATAGGTCATTTTATTAAAGATATAAATCTTCAACATTGTAATTGTTGTTTTTGTGTAGATAGTGATTGTGTTGAAAAGAAAATAGAAAAAGAAATTATTAAATCAGAAAATAAAATATCTCAATATACATTAAAGTTACAAAAACTAAAACAAAAAAGAAATTCAAATAGTAATCTAACTCCTCCAATTAGTCCAATAACTGAATATGAAACAGGAAGTGAAAAAAACTAAATATGTAAGACCTGATTTAAATAAAGAAGAAATGAAAGAAGCAATGAGACGTAAAGAATTAGGAAAGAAATCTAAATTACCAAAAGGTATATTTGAAAATACTGGTTCAAGTGATTCAAGATATAAATCAAGTAGACAAATGAGTTCTGAGTTTCAAAGAAAATTAGATTGGTATGAAGATAAGAAACCAACAAAAAAATCTAAGTAAGTAATAGTTAATAAATTATTTATTCTAGAATGAGTTTAGAAGTTTTGAAGTTAAAAGATATTAAGAAAAAGATAAATAAATTAGATGATAAATTACATCCACATTTACCAAAACACGCTTTTTTAATGTTAATGATAGCACCACCCCGTTCAGGTAAATCAGCATTAATTGCTAACTTATTAGCAAACCAAAATTTTTATAATGCTCTTGAATACTGGGAAGAGGTGTTTTATGTATCTCCGACACAAAAATTTGACAGGACAACGATGCATTATTTACCTAAATTAGATAATGTAATTCAGATAGATGATGAAGATACATTAAATAGGTTAGATATATTTTTAAAAGAAATTATGGATGACCAAATGAAACGATTAGATGAAGTTGATTCTAAAACAGGAAAACAAAAAGAAATGCAAAGAATATTAATTATTCTTGATGATTGTTTAGGTTATTTAAATACTAATAATGCTTTACCAAATATATGTACCAGATACAGACATTATAATATGAGTTTTATTATTACATCACAATCATTTCGTCGTCTTCCACTAGTTATTAGAAACTGTGCTAATCAAGTAGTGTTTTTTAAAATGAATAACGAACAAGAAGTTGAGAAGCTCTTTGAAGAGTATGGTAGTGCATATCATAATAATTTTGTTCAGATAGCTAAAAAGATAACAAGTCAAAAATATAATTTTGTTTATTTAAATCATGATGAATTAAAACTTTATAAGAATTTTAGTGATTTAGTCCTTGATGCTGCTGCTTAATTTTTAATTGTTTAAATTGATTTTTTTGTTAACTTTTTATTTTAGTTAAGTTTTTCCTAAAAACTTAAATATTTGTTAATAGTAATAGTAATAGTTAAACTATATTTTAGTTAAGTTTTTCATAAAAACTTAGAATGGGTGATATGGTACAAGATAGCCAACGTTATTACAACTTTTTACAATCAACTATGAATTTAAATAATAGTTCTGAAGAATTATCTGATAATATTGAATCTCAACTAAACCAATATAAACAAGGCAAACAAGAATCTACTTTAATAGGAACTGAATTACTTTCTTCAACAATACCATCTGCTATACCTATGATAGGTGATATCTATGGCAAAGCCCAAAAAATTTATGGTAACTTACAAGAAATAAAAACTCAATTTGGAAAAGTTAAAGATGCTATGACAACTTTACCTGATGATATTAAAACTCTTTATGGTTCTAAAGTGGATGACATTAATGCTTTACTTAAAACTGAAAGCAGTGAAAATATTTTAAAGGCTAAGAATCTTTATAATGAATTGAAAAATACAGTTCAAAAAGCAGGTGAATCTGGTAAATCTATTGCGAGTGATTCATTTACTAAAATGAGTGATATCGCTGATACAACTGTTACTAAAGCTAAATCATTAGTTGGTGATCTTACAGATAAAACTAAATCTTTTTTAAATGATACTAAAAGTTCTATAACTGATTTAACTAGTAACACTCAAGATTTAATTAAAAATGCAACTGTTACATCACCAGAAGATATTAACGCATTAAAAAATAGTGTTAGAAGTATGAAATCTAATCTTAAACAAATAGGTCAGCAACAAGCAGACAAGATAGATGCACATATTGAAAATATTAAAAATACAGTCCCAGTAGAACAACAAGGTGATTTAATAGCAGATGCTGAAAATATGAAATCTCAAATTGGTTCTCAATTAAAAAAAAGTTATGCTGATTTAAAACAATCTGCTATTGAAAAATCTCAATCAAATCCTGAAGCCTATGGTGATGTAATAAAACAAATGAATGAACCATTAGAATTAGATTCATTAGCACCTATGCGTGAATTAATGGGTAGAACTCAACAAGTAGGTAATGAAGCATTAGCACAAGCTAAATCTAATGTTAGTAATTTAGCAGAACAAGCCAAATCGAATGTATCTGAATTAGGTTCACAAGCAAAGACTGCTTCTCAAGAATTATTAAGTGAAACGTCAAGTAATGTTAAACAAGCAATGTTAGAAACAACAGATGCTACAAAATCTTTAGTTTCAAATACAACTGACCAACTTGCTAACTCTGCTAAAAATGCTACTGACTTAGTTAGTGAAAATATAAATAAAGTTTCTAGTGTAGCAGAAGGTTTTGGTAAAATGGGTATTGAAGATTTAGCAGATGTAGCAGGTGTATCTGCTATACCTGTAGTAGGTGAAGTATTAGGCTTGGCTGGATTAGTAGGAGGTGCTATTAGTGGTATTGTTGATTTATTTTCATCTCATCATAGTTCTGCTCCAAAAGTTAATTTACCATCAGTTCCAACAATGGTGTATCAAGCAGGTCTCTAGCAGGATTTAGAAAATCCCGCACGCAAATTTTGGTTAAGTTTTTTCTAAAAACTTAGTTTTTTAATTTTTCAAATATTTATTTATTTCAAAAAAACTTAATTTTAAATATCTAACTATAAATTAATATTTGAAATAAATTTTTAGTTAAGTTTTTCCTAAAACTTAAATATTAGTATAATATAATAAACAATAATCTTTTAAATCTTATTAGTTATCTTAGAATGTTAAGAACTTTACGTGTCCGCTCTCAAGAAAATGCCGAATACACTCAATCTTACAACAGAATGAGATTTATTATTTCACCTGATGGAATGAGTACTGATTTGTCGCAATCTTATTTAGCATTTAAACTGTATGTTGTTAATGGTAGAACTCGCCAACCTTATACTGATGAAGAAATTAAAACACTATGTTTTTCAAATATTATGTTTAGCTTTTCTGATAGTGTTGGTGAAGCATATTCTCCAGCCTGTTTAATTAAGACAGCAAGATTGTTTTATAAAGGTCAGCCTATTGAAGAAATTCAATACTCCAATGTATTATCGCAAACACTCAAACAATTTCAATCAGACTTCGAAACTCTCGCCAGTGAATCTATAATGTCAATGAATAATTCAGGTATGCTTCTTAATGGTTCTTTAGCAACAAGCACTTCTTCATATTTTGGGGCTGCTCAGTCTCTTACTGATCCAGCAGTTCAAGTGAATATACCTCTTAAAGATTTGTTTGGTGTTTGTAAAACAAATAACTTCTGGATTGATTCTGATGTTCTTATTGAATTAGAACTTGAAGATAGCAAACAGTTAATTCAGCAATCATGTGTTGTTGATTTGTCAGCACCTCTTCCTAATGAAGTTAACATTACCCCAACTACTTCTAATGTATTTGTTACTGGTTTTACAAGTGATGTTTCAACTAACAAGTTTGCAAATCTTTGCCCTACCCAGAATTTATTTAGTGATTCATCTCGTGATATGGTTTCATTATTTAACCAAACTTCTAAACTTATTTCAACACCTCAATCCTATAGATTTGGTTCTGACTATTTTGATAATCTATTTACTGGTACTATAACCCAAGTTGATACTGCTGCTTTAGTTCCTACTACCTATTATCGTATAACAGTTCTTGGTGCTCTTACTCTACCACAATGGGCTACTGCTGGGTGGAAAGGTTCAGCATTACCTGTTTTAGGTGATTATTTTAAATGTTTAGCAGTTACTGCTGCTGGTGGTTCTTGTATTGCAGTCAATGCTGATAATAAAATCCCAGCCGTTCCTGGTTCAGTAACAAACACAATAAATATTACAACTTCATTACCTTGGACTGCTGCTAATCTTAATGAATTAGGACTTAAAGCAGGTGCTTTGTTAAAACTTGTATTTAGATTAACTCAACCCAATCACGTGGATAGATTTTTTGAATTCATGTCTCTCATTGAATCAGTAACTGCTTTTACTGCTGGTGCTGGTGCTACTATAGTATTTAATGATTCTTTTGCTTATCCCATCTATACTGGTAATTTAGTTGGAACTGTTGTATCCCTTGATTCTTTTGAACTTATACCAAATTCAGAACAATTTACACTTACTCAGACACAATATGAAGAACTTATTAGTGATAATAAAATTACTGGATTATCTGAAGCTCAAGTTCAAAAACTTCAAATTGCTGGTGTTCTTAGTGGTGGTACATTAGCAGAAGTAGGTGCTGGTATTAGACATTTAACTGGTGGTAATGTTATGTTTAATTGTGCAATAAGTATTAATAGTGGTGCTGCAGTTGATCCTGCTGTAAATGCTCTTATTTCTATTTATCCTGATGTTTATGATAGTCCTGATGTTCCAAGTCTTAGACGTCTTTATTCCAATCAAACTAAAAAACTACCAACTCAACAGGGATTACTTCGTGTTGTCAAAGCAACTAAGAATGTAGCAAATCCTACAACTGAATGGGATCTTCTGTTTCATACTGCTGGTCTTGAAAATAATAACAGTCTTCAATCGCAAAATTTACAAGTTCCTGTTAACACAGGTGATATCATTTCTGGTCCCGCTGTTAAAACTACTATGGTATCTGCCTATTTGAATGTATTCAATTCTAAAATACCTAAAGGTACTGTTTCTGCTAAAACTATGGTTGTTGGTGAATGGTATGGTATAAGTGCTGTTGGTTCTGTAGGAGGAGGTTTAGATATTGATACATTATGGAATAATTGTGGTAATCCAGCAGCAACAGCAGTAGCAGGTCAATCTTTTTACTGTACTGCTCCAATGGTTGATAATGCTATTGATACAACTGTTATATGGCTTCAACCTAATAAATCTCACGCTGAATATAAAGGTAAAACTTGGATGATAAGCAAAGCTGAAGTTGTTCTTGTCCAACATGAACGTGATCCTCAGATGCCACCTGCTCCTATCTATTCCACATTTAGAACTGAAGCCTTTACCATTGAGAATAAACTGCTTACCGATTACCAGAGACAATTTATTATTTCTGAAATGAACTGTTTTAATCTCATAGTTGCTACACCTAACTATACTGCTGATTCTGAAGATTTATACCCAGAAAGTTTGATTTCTAAATCGCATAATATTAATCAATATAGATTTGCAGTTAATAATATAGATGATACCAATCGCCCTATTCTCATTAAAAACAATACCAGTTCCGCCCCTTCAACTCTCCATCTTGATAAATTGATGGATACATTTAAAAATAATATGGGTGGTCTGATGAGTATGTCGGGTATTAATGGTGTATGGAAAAGCGTAGATCCAGCAGTATGCTTCCCCCTTAAAGTATACACTGCTATGGACGCAGAGATGAATTATCTAAGTGGTCTTAATGGATATACCATTCAATGGTCTGCTGTTGGTGATTCAACCCATAATATGTATATTCAGCCTGGTGCCTGCTTTTTATTTAAAAACTGTTTCAAAACACTGCCTTAAAATTTATGCTAAACAAAAATTGATTTTTTAATTTATTTTATATTTTTTTCAACTTAAAGACATAATATTAATAAAATATAAAACCGATTAAAACCGATTAAAACCGATTAAAACATAAAAATGCCAAATTATCAAAATGGTAAGATTTATACTATTAGACATCCAGATACAGAACAGTATTATTTAGGTTCAACAACTCAAGCCCTAAGTGAAAGATTTAGAGGTCATAAAAGACTACAAAATACAACTGCTAAACAGTTATTTGATTTAGGTATAGACCAATGCTATATTGAATTATTAGAAAATTATCCCTGTAATAGTGTTGAAGAATTAACTAAACGTGAAGGTGAGTTAATTAGATTATATAAGGCTAATTTAGTTAATAAAATTATTGTTGGTAGAACTAAGAAACAATATGTTAAGGATAATAAAGAAACTATTTATGAAAAACATAAAATCTATTATCAAAATAATAAAGAAACTTTATCTATAAAATATAAACATTATCATGATAATAATAAACACACTATATATGCACAACAAAAACTACATCGTGAAGAAAATAAGGAAAGCATTAATGTTCAAAGAAAAATCTACTATGATAATAATAAAGAACGTATATCTGAAAAAACAAAACCAAAATTTACTTGTGAATGTAATTCAGTAGTACGTATTAGTGATAAATTAAGACATGAAAAAACTAAAAAACATCAATTATTTATAAATCAACCTACTATTTAAATATTTACACTCACTGCTTCGGCAATATAGATTTTGAAAAAATCTAAAGTTTTTTACTATAAGTTTTATAGATTCATTTTAATTTGTTTTAATTTTTCAAATTTATTTTCTTATTATAATATAATATAATTAGTATTTATAAAATGCCAACTAAAAAAGAACCCAAAGAAGTTAAACCAACTAAACCTAAAAAAGAAGAACCGCCAAAAGCAATGCTATCAATCGACGAAATTAAAAATTTAATATCAGCATCAGCACCAAAACCAAAACCAAAACGTAAAACAGCAGAACAAACTGATGAACAACGTGAAAAAATGCTTTTGAGATTATCGACAATGAGGGCAAAAGCCAATGAAAATAGAAATCTACGCAGTAAAACTATGACTGATGAATTAAAAACAATTAATACATTAGAACATGGTTCAAGTTTGGAAATACGCAAAATTAATGAAAAAGACAGTGATTCACTTTTTGAAAAGAAATATAATTCAAGATTTGAAAAATTAGATGAATCAGTTAGTGAAATCAAATCACATTTAAATGAGATGAGGGAAGCGAAGAAAGCCAAGGCAGAAGCCAAGGCAAAAGAAGCAGAAGAAAAAGCATTATTAAAATCAACTGAGCCAAGTGAGCCAAGTAAGCCAAGTGAACCGATATATCAGAAATCAACTCAGGATTTACCAAATCTCGAACGTAAATCTCAACCTCAGGATTTAAGAAATCCCGAACGTAAAGTATCTGATATAGTTCAACCTCAAAATAATAAATTACCAGATTTTAAAAAAATGTTTAAACGTCAATATTAAATTTATTTTTCTTAATTTTTAAATATTAGTATAATATAATAAACAATTTAAATTAAATTTTAGTTAAGTTTTTCCTAAAAACTTAATTTTCTTAAAATCATAATGGCTACTTATTACAATAATGCACAATGTATTAATATCAAAGAATCATACAATGAATTTGATATTACCGAATGGCTTATCAAAATGCCTACTGGTCGTCAGTTGAAAGCAGGTTCTCTTCGTGTTAATGGTTACCTTAAAGTCAAAAAAACTTTAACTGATGGTACTATTACTGATATTACTGCTGATGAAGGCATTTACTTAAATCAATTTGCAGGAATTCATTCTCTTTTTCGTAATAGCACTTGTCAAATAAATGGTCGCACTATTGAAAGTCTTCAGCAATATCCCAGATATGTAGTTATGGCTACTCAGCATGATGCCACTCCTGAAGGTATTCTTACTAATTCAGGACATGCTTCTGAGCTTAAAGGTGTTCTTAATAATCGTCTTTTAGTTGGTGACAATGAGCGTAAAGGCTGTGCTTTTAGTTTTAAGCCCCATATTGCTCTTAATAAATCTTCAGGTGATTTACCTCAATCTAAATTTTCTGAGATGCGAATTATGTTTCAATTAGGTGCTGGTATTGAATCATTCTATATTGCTGGTGGAAAACCAGTTTCTCCTACTATTACAAATATTAATTTCCAATTGTTTGATTTGCAATTATCGTGGCAAGAAACAGTTGAAGTTAAAGGTCTTGCTTCTCAACCTACTACATTTAATACCTTATCTCAAATGACGCAGACCATCACGGGACTTAATAACTCAATTTCCGTTGTCAGTTCAGTGGCATATAACGCTGTGTCTATGTCTTTTCTTCGTCAATCAAGTCTTAATAATCTTTATTTAGATTCTCTTATGGCTGAATATGTTCCTGATATATCGAGAGTAGAGGCTAACGTTGATGGACAAAGCAATCCTTTAACCTTTGCTATACGTGACCGTGTTTATGAAGATCTTGCTCTTAACTATTATGAATCGCTTTCCTCAAGTGGTTCTGCTCTTTGGCGTGTTGCTGACCCTGTTAAGAACTGTATTAAAAACAGATTCCTTTCTGAAAATGGTGCTTTTGGTGTTGGATTTGCATATGCTACTAGTATAAATGATTCTATTCAAATAACTATTACTATTGATGACAATACAGCATTTAATCCAAGCAGTGACCAAATAGATACATATATCTATGTCAATGGTTTTATTACAGTGTAATCGAGGGCTTCAGCCCCTCGTGCTCCCTTGTTTAGTTAAACTTAGTTTTTTAATTTTTCAAATATTTATTTTCTAAAAAACTTAATTTAAATATCTAAGTATAAATTAATAATTGAAATAAATTTTAGTTAAGTTTTTCCTAAAAACTTAAATATTAGTATAATATAATAAACAAATTTAAATTAAGTTTTCAAATAAATTAGAAATGTCTGAACTTCGCACTATTCTTATAGACCCTCAGTCTCATTCAATTCAATCGCGTAGAACTGTGTTTACTATTCCTCGTGGTATGAAAGTGAAAGCAAGTAAAATACGTGTTTGCAATTTTCAACTCTCTAATAAAAATGGAAATCAGATATATTTTAATAGATCTGGTGTCTATTCTCTTTTGAGTTCTATTTCTATTGTTTCATTACAGGGAACACAAATTGATAGACTTACTAATATGGAAATACAAGCCATACGTATGCTTCATTTAGAAAATGCTTCTCAGTATTCAGTCAATCAACAGTTGAGTGCTCCCATGTGCAATTCTATCTATATTAATAATTTAGGTCAAGCTGATTTAACCTGTCAATCTCAACGTGAAGATGCTTCTCTTCAACAGTTGTATATTGATGTTTCATTTTGCCTTAAATATCTTCAAGCCAGAACTGTTTTAGATGAAGGTTGCACTTTGATTCTGGAATACGAAACTCCTGATGTATTAGGCTTTGACTTTGACTTTATAAACCCTCCTGCTTTAGCTGTCGATGAATTTCTTACTATGGTTCCAAGCGATCCTCTTGATGTTGTTGTATTCGCTGGTATAGTTCAGGATAAATTAATTATTCCCAAAGGTGCAAATAGTTTCGAAAAACGTCTTAATAGTTTTTACAATCAAATGATATCTAATGTGTACTATTTAAATATTGGTAATCGTAGATCAAATAGTTTAATAAATGCTATTGCTCCTAAAGGGGAAGAATTACAAGTAACCATAAACGGTATGAAATTAATTCCTCTTAAAGGTATAGACCACGCAGGTAAAAAACTCGGTTTTCTTCAGGATTTTTCAGGTGGTTATGTAACTGTTCCAGGTTATGATTCTACATTTGAATTATTATCTGATTGGAAAGGGTTTCATAATCCTAATAATGGTCTTGATTATGGTAATAAATGGTCTTATGGTTGCTTTAATATTAATAAATTTATCAACAATGATTTTACACTCAGTTATAAATTCGACGATTTAGTTGCTGATGACGCAGGACATACTCTTTTAATCCTTGCTGAAACAATACGCACGTATGATAGAGTTAATGACCGTGTTGGTAATCTTACTTCTAATAGTGTTCCCATGTAGGGAACCAAGTAAGTTTTTCATAAAACTTAACTAAAACAAGGGATTTAAAGGGGCTGAAGCCCTTTGACCTACCACCCCTCCTTTTAGTTAAAATAGTTTTTTCTAAAAACTTAAATTTATATTTTTAATTTTTTTTATAAAATTTTAATCTAACTATAAGATAATAGTAATAGTTAAGTTAAGTTTTTTCTAACTTATTTAGTATGTCGGCAATACAAGAAGCAGTATGTATTCAATTAGCAAAATTCAATGATATAGAAAATTCAATATCTAATGCCAGATGGTCTAATCACAATAAAGAACCTGTTACAATAAACCAAGGCGATAATATAAGTATTACTAAAGCATTTGTAGATACACGTAATTTAAGTTCTTCAGGTATAACTATATTAGATGATTTACCAGTAGAATTAGAAATGTATTTTTATATTATTAATAATGGTAATCCAGGTAGTCAGGCTCAGGGTTTTAATGCAAATTCTAGTAATAGTAGAACTAATTGGGTTGGTCCAAATGGATGTAAGGTTGATAATTCTGATAAAGGATGTTATGATCCACCTGCATTTACAAGGCAGTATACATTACAAACTTATCCAAATATTATATTTCTAGCTGATCCAATTGCTTTAAACACTTTCCCAATAGCTCAAACTACTAACTCTGTTCAAGCAAATGTTTATGCTGACGGTCGTCCATATCTACTTTGTTATTCTGATAATTCTCGTTATACACAAACGTTTAAATATACTATACCTAAGGGTACATATTCTCCAGATGAAATAGGAACATTATTAACTACAGCAATGTCAGAGGTAAAAAAGACAACTTCTTTTGCATTAAATAATAATGAAGCATCTCAATGGTGGAAAATTAATCCTACTACGCAATTTTTAGACCAGCCATTTGTTGTTAATACAAGAGGATATCCACCATTACAATCTAATTCTATCTGGAATAATTCCTACCAACAGTTAACTGTTCAGAATGTTTTGTCTGTTGTACCAAATAATGGTATACAGTCTCCATCAGCGAAAAGTCTTTGTTTTAAACCAATTATAACAGACTGTCCTATACCAGCTTCTAGTCTTGGTCCTATTCCTAATGGACCAACTATTCCAGCGTCACAAGCTCATATAGGTTTAACATATGAAATTATTACACTCGGTGATACTAATTGGGTTGCTATGGGATTTGATCCTGATGTTACACCAGCCCCTGGAGGTGATTTTGTGTGTACAGCACGTGAAGTAATTCCACCTCCGCCAAGTCCAACCCCTTTTTCATATACTGAAATGCAGATTGGTAAAAATTATAATATTGTCCAGCTAGGTGAAGGTTTTATTTATTGGAATGGTAATCCGCAAGAAAACACATCAGCATTTGATACTGCGTGGACTCAAATGGGTCAATCAGATAATGCCTCTTATATTAACGATGTTACTGGAATTGTAAATGTTATAATCAGTGCAAGTAATTATAGCAATGTACCAGCCAATTTTATAGCGAGTGTTAGATATGTTATAACAGAGGTTCATCCTCCATATTTAGATATTGGTCTTATAGGAGGACCACCAAATATTTATGGACCAACAATAAGTATAGATAGTGTATTAACTGAAGAGTATTATAATGTAACAAGTTTTGGTGCTCCATTACAACATCCTTTTACACAGACCTATGATATGATAGTTGGAGGTATAAATTATATATTTGATACAACATTTGGTTCAACAAAAACAACAGCACAAGTAACTGGTCCTATAGTTAATATTGAAATACCATTCACGCTAAATCCACTGTTTCTTCAAGTAGGTGTTACTTATTCTATTACAACTTATGATTTAAATCTACCCGAAGTTTGGGCTTATTTTGGATGTCCTAATGAATCACCAGTTTTTCCGTGGGTTTGTGAAGTTGCTGGAACACCCACTAGTGATGTTGGTACAGGATATGCAGGATTTGTTGTTCCTACTGGTGGCTTACAGACTATTACACAACCTACATTTCCAACTGCTCCTTTTGTTTGTACAGGCGGTGGTTCTGATACTTCTACATATATTGGCGTAGAAGGTTATATGATCGGAACAGGAACAGTAACAGATACTGCTTTTGTTGATGGAACAATTGCAGAAACATTAAATGCTAATTCACCAAATTATTATATGTATCCATTAAAATTAAATGGTAATCCAGGTAAAGTAACTTCAAGTGGAGATGCTCAAGTATTTAATACTACTGTATTATATGATTATGGTTTTCCTTTAGTTGGGGCAACTGAAATAGAATTAGCATACAATGACCAATTAGGAAAATTTCAATGGTCTTATATTCATTCACCAATACAACAAGGAGTCGCACCAACTAGTGGAAATCAAACTACATTTCAAGAGGTGGTTGGTATAGTCAATTCATTTCAGCCAACAGGTGGAACAGGTTTTATTAGTAGCACTTGTAAATTAACAGCTCAATCTGGGATCATGTTTAAACGTATGGAACCAGCAAGTTTTTGGATGGATGTATTAGGATTTTCAGCTAATTTAATGGTTACTGATGCTGAACTTGGTTTATCAACAGATGGAACACTTAAACCTATTATACCAGGAGTGACTGACAAACGATTTACATATAGCCGTTTTGATAGTATAACAAGTCGGGGTCTGTTAACAACTGCTATGAATTTTAATGGTGATGCAACTTATCAAAATGCAGAAACATCTTATATACCAGGTATGTTTTATGGTTCAAGTTTATTACCAGGACAACCAACTCCTCCTGTATCTTTAATGTATAGTCCTGTTGTTGATAAATGGGCTGGATATGAAGTTGCATATGCAACACTTGGTAATACACAGCCTTTAATATCACAAGGATTACCTACACAAGTCCCAGATTATGATGCTCCATATTCTTGGAATCAAGTTTGGTTCTCAGCATTAGATGTTACTCATGCAGTCCTTGCAGAAAGAACACCTTTATTAATTTCAGATAAATTTGGACATTTTCTAGTAGAAATCCAAGGATATGATTCAACTTTATTAAATGAAAAGCAGAAATATGGAATAAAAGCAATAGTTAGTAGTTATTATAATAATATAGGTTCATTTACAACATTACCATTTAATGATAGTGCTTTCTTATATCAACACGTTGGAGAACCTATTACATTGAATAATTTTAGGGTTAGAATTTTAGATGGTAATATGAACGAGGTTGAAGGTTTAGGTCGTAATAGTAGTATTTACATACAGATTAATAAAAATATTACACCTGTAGAGGTTGCACAGGTTGATTAGTACTAGTTAGATTTTCTTTTTCTTTTTCTTTTTCTTTTTCTTCTAGTAATCGTAATTTTTTTTTGTAATAATAGATAATACTATTTTCACGTCTGCGTTGTTTATTCACTTCACTGTTCTGAGATTTTAGTTTATTTTCAAGTCTTTCTTCATCTGTTAATTTTCTTGGTCTTGCCATTTTATATTAATTATTATATTGTTAGATTTTTTTTATAAAATAATATATCACTATATTATAAATATGGATTTTAAAAAAATATTTGAAGATAGAGGATTGTCTAAATATTCAATAGCAACATATATCTCTCAATGGAATGTTATTAAAGATTTATTTGATATAACCGGTGATAATATTAAATCATTACATAATCCAGAAAAAGTTTATGAGATGCTAAAAACTATAACATCAAGTATAAATAGTATTAAAACTAAATTAAGTATAATAGTTGTGTATCTTCGCATTTATGAAGTTAAAGAACATATCATATTGAAATATAAAGAACTAATAGATACATTAAATAATACATTAAATAAAGAAAGTGATAAGCATGAAAAAACAATGAAACAAAGTGATGGCTGGTTAAGTGATGATGAAAAGATAGAAATAATAAGTCAATTAAATCAAAGAGTTCCAACTAGAATAAAAACATTGAAAGATTTAGCATCAATGCGTAATTTAGTTTTATTTCTATTACAACAAGATCTGAATACAAGAAATGAGTTAGCAGAAAGTAAGATAATTACAATGACACCTAAAAAAATTAAAACATTATCTATTGAATCTAATTGGATAGTATTAAGTAAAGATAGTATTAAGTATGTTATTAATATTTATAAGACTTCTAAATATGGAGGTCAAGATATTCAAGATGTTAATAGTAATCTATTACCTATATTAAAAAAGTATCAACGTTATCTTAAAAAGTTTAATTGTGAATGGTTATTTAATACAGATGATGGAAGTGATAAATTAACACGTAATAATTATGGTAAGATTTATTCTAAAATAGGTGAGACTACAATAGGAAAGCATATTACAACTACTATAAATAGACACGAAGATGCAAGTGAAGATATAGATATAATTGAAAAATTACAAGCAAAAGCAAAAAGAGCAGGACACAGTTTATCTATGCATTTAAAATATGCAAAAAAATAAATTAAATAAATTAAATTTTTACGTTTTTTATTTAAAATTTTTTATCTAATATAAATATAAGAAGTAAATAAAATATTCAAGTAAATGGTAGCAGGTCAATTAATTAAATTTAAAATAGTAGGTCGTCCAAGAGTATTTACAGATACAGAACGTAAAGAAAGACAACGTATTGGTCATCATAATACATGTGTTACTATTTATGGTATTCAAAGTCCAAATCTACCAAATTCAATTTATATTGGTAAAACTAAATTAAAACTTAATATAAGATTTACAACACATACAAATCCTATTAATAGATGTACTTCTAAACATATTATAAATGCTGGTAATGCTTATATTGAATTATTAGATACTTGTCCTTTGGATTTTAATCAAGATGATATTTTACAAATTGAAACAGAATGGATTTTAAGATATCGTGAAATGGGTTTTAATGTTGTTAATAAAAATACTATATCAACTCCTGAAAAACTAAAACATCAATTAAAAGAAGGTAGAAAAAAATTTAAGCAACTACATCCAGATTATCATAAGATATATAATCAAAATAGAAAACAAAATGATTTATTAAATCCAATTGGAAATAGATCACAAGAATAAATTTATTTAAATTACGTAATTTATTAGAAATTTTTTTCTAACTATAATATAATAACTTAAAGAAATAATTATAATATAATATATCAAGTGAAATTTAATTTTACAAAAAATGTCTCTTAATCTTCAACCTATCATAGTTCATTTTTCAACTAATCATTCAATTAAATTAGAAGAAGAATTAGTATTACCACCAAAACAATATAAATCTTCTAAAATATCAAATCATCCAAAAGATAGTGAAGAGTATAAGATAGATAAGAAAAAGTATATGCAAAATTATAGAAATACACATAAAGAACAATATAAAGTTTATAGAGAAAGACATTTACTTACATCTGATATTGAAAAGAAAAGAGAAATGCAAAATCTATATGCAAAAAGATACTACCATAATAAGAAACATAGTGAATCAAATCCATTTATGGTTATTACTGTAGAAGAACAATTAAAAATGATTAAAGATAAAAATCTTGCTCAAGTATAGTTCAGTTTAATATTTTCGATAGTTGTTAATTTATTTTTTATGTTTTTAATTTTTTTTAATTTAATTTAAAAAATGACAACACTCATTTTTAATTTATTTCTGGGATACAAGTCTAAAAAATCTCGAAAAATTCAACTAAATAAAAAATTGATTTTTAATTTTTATTTATATTTCGTATTTATTAGAAAAAAAATTTCTCCTTATAATATAATAACTTAAAAAGATTTTATTATTATAATTTAATATAGCAAATATATTTAGAGATTAAAAATGTTGAGTTCTAAAATGTCTTATGTGGAAGAGGTCAATGATGAAGTTTGTCAGAAATTGGCAAAACTGTCATTTAAACAATTTACTCAATTTTATGAGTTCAGTGAAATTGATGAGTCAGGTAATAAAGATACTATAGTATCTCAATACAATATGTTAGTTAACTATTGTAAATTACAAATACAAAATAATTACAAACTTAATATTGATTATAAATACGCTAATAATAAAGAGTCAGGTCGCATTTTTGTTAAGCAAACAATTGGCTTACAACGTATATGGAATAAATTTCGTGGGATTTTATGTAATGGTATTACTAATGATTTAGATATGATAAATGCACATCCAAGTATTTTATTATATTTATGTAAATTACATAATATTGATTGTGAAAATTTAGAGAATTATGTGAATAGTCGTAAATACTTTTTAGATAGTCTTATGAAAACTGATAAATTAACTAAAGATGAAGCAAAAATTTTATTCATATGTAGTATGAATAGTGAAGATCCTATTCTATCTCATTATGTAAAGAAAAAGGAAGTTCAATATAAGAATGAGTTTTATATTAAATATGATGCTGAAATGAAATTAATTCAAAATAAGTTTTATGATATTTACCAACTAGAAGCAAAAGAAATTGAAAAGAAGACAAAAACCAATATAAAAGGTAAATTGCTTAATAGTATTATGTGTAAATATGAGAATGAAATATTACAAAAAGCAATGACTATATTAAATGATATCAGTTGTAATGTTCAAGTACCTATGTTTGACGGTTGTATGTGTATTATTAAAAATCATCCTATTCAAACTGTTATTAATACCTTAGATAAATTAACTATTGAGTATGGTATTAAATGGTCTCATAAATTACATAATACTGAAATATTAGATAAACTTAATGAGATGACATTTGATGATAATGTATTAAATTTTATTGGTGATAATGAATCAGAAGTAGCTAATTTTGTATTAACTACATTATTAAAGAATAAATTATTTAATTGTAATGGTGACATCTTTCTTTACACTAAACCAGTATGGACTAATAAAGATGTATCCGATTTATTATTTAAAGTTCTAACACCTCATGAGTTTTATATTGATAAACCACAAGGACCTGTTTTAGTTAATAAAAATACTGCTTCTCTTAAATCATTAATTACTATGATTATAAATTTAGCAGAATCAAAACCTGATTTTTATAAAATTATGCATAAAGATACACAATATAGATTGTTTTATCGTAATGGTTATTATGATTTTAAACAATCTAAATTTATAGATTACAATGATAATCATATACCATTTACAACCTTTATAATTGATAGAGATTATAAACCTAACAATACCTTATATGATGCTGTATTTGAAAAGGTATTTTATCCTATATTTAATGTAGAGTTAGATGAACATAATAAACCTATTGATATTGAATCTGATAATTATAAAGTAATGAAATATACTATTTATCAATTAGCAAGAAAATTAGCAGGTCATATTGAAGATAAAACTTGGATGTTCTTTTTAGGTGGTCGTAATAGTGGTAAAGGTATTATTGAAAGATCTGTATCAAATACTTTTAATCCTTATGTAGTATCATTTAATAGTAGCAATTTAATTAGTAAAAAAACCTTAGGAGAAATATCTAAAGAATTAGCATGGATGGTTGATTTTGAATTTAGTAGATTAATATTTGGTAGTGAGATAGATCAGAAATTAGATAAAACAGGACGTAATGATATTAAATTTAATGGTAGACTTATTAAAAGTATTATGAGTGGTGGAGATGAATTAGAATGTCGATTAAATCATAAAGATGCTCGAAAATTTCAAATACAATCTAGTATAGTATTATGTGCAAATGATATTCCTACTTGTGAACCTGTAGATGCTTTAGACTTTATGCAACGTATTGATATGCCTTGTAGATTTATAAATGATGATATGTTTAATAAATTGTCATCTTGTGAAAAAATGACATTTATTAGAAAATTACCAGATATGGATTTAAAAGAATGGTTAAAACTTGAAGAAGTTCATCAGGCTATTGAATTTATAATGTTTGAAGCTTATAAAACAGTTATACCTTATCCTAGTTCATTAATAGTATCAGATGACAGTAATGATATTGAATCAGCAGAATCTAAATTATTACAGATATTTAATATAACTGAAACTGATGATACTAATATGTTAAGTAATGAAAAAATAACTGAATATATGGCTAAGCATCATATTGCTATGTCATTAATTAAAGCTACTAAAATATTAAAACTAAATGGTGCTATTCCTTTTAGAACAAAGTTTAAACGTGGTTTAGGTTGTATTAAATATGTAGGTGGTGATGACTTATAATTAGTATTTGTGTTATTGTGTTTATTATGTTTTTATCTTTTTTGTCTTAAATAAATGTTGGTGTATCTAACAATCTTTTAAATAGTTTTATGTATAAGTTTGTGCTTGAGTGTCTATACTGGTAATATGTATATGATAAAATATAAGGTGACACTTTTTAAAATTGGTGACAATTAGGTGACAACTTAAAAAAAAGTTGTCACCCGTTAAAAAATGAAATATGAATGTATTTTATACTATTGGTGACAAGATGACAACTTTTTTTTGAAAAAAAAAAATTCTAAAATATAAAATAATAAAATAAAAAATAGTACTATAGCAATATATGTAAAAAACATTTTGTCATCTGTCATTCTTGTCATCTTTTAATAAAACACATACAAATAGCGATAAAATACGGGTGACAACGATTTTAAAAGTTGTCGCAAAGTTGATGACAACTTTTTAAATTAATAGATTTTATTTAAGTAAGATGACAACTTTTTAATTTTTTTATGATTTGCATTTTTTTGTAAGATGACAACTTTTTAAATTAATAGAAATTAATTTATGTCTATGATTTAATTTATTTCATGTTTTGCATTTTTTTTTCTTTAAGTTGAATTTTTAATAAGAGAATTATTTCGGTGAGATGGAGCGGGACAGATTTAAGAAGATGTGGCGAATTTTGGAGAGATGGAGAGAAACCGTTTAAGCGTGTTTTGTGAGTTTTTGGGCGGTCGGGCTCGGTGCCGGATTGGGCGGGAAATCTTTGAAATTGGGCGTGTTTTGTTTTCCGCCCGTTTGAATGGTTTTACTCGGTGGGCGGAATTTGGGCGTATTTTCTTTGTTTTTGGG